TTTATTTAGACAAGGTCCCTTTCAAGTTGAATTATTTTTATGTCCACCTAATATAGTTATACCTGAGCATACACACCCTGACGTAGACAGCTATGAATGTTTTTTACAAGGAATGGAATTTAGTCTTAATGGAGAAATTATAACTAGCCAAGAAGAAGCATCAAAAGAACAAAATGGATTCCCTATTAAATTGCACAGCACCATAAGAGTTAGACCAAACGAACGTCATGGAGGTACATCATCTAGTAAAGGCGGTGCTTTTATATCTATTCAACACTGGTTAAATGATGTAGAACCATCAAATGTAGGTTTGAATTGGGACGGCAAAACAATGGGTAATATTCATACAAATCATTTAAACAAAACTATGGACAGCAAGGAAAACAATGGAGATATATAAAGACAAAGCATTAATTGTAAATACAAATAAACCTGATGATATTTTAAACTCAATAGACAAAAGCACATTGTTAAAAACATTTGATAATGGAGTTTCAAAAGTAGTAGTCAAATGGGGGTTAGATGAAGTATTAAAATTATCAGCCTTAAGACTAAAAAACATAATATCTCCTATATCTAAAGAGTATGATTGGCCTGGTATATTTAAACCGTTTAATCATCAGAAAACAACAGCAGAATTTCTATCTGCGTACAAAAGAGCATATTGTTTAAGCGAAGCAGGTACAGGTAAAACAGGTGCAGTTATATGGGCAGCTGACTATTTAATGAACAAAAAGAAAATAAATAGAATGCTTGTTGTTTGTCCTCTTTCTATTATGCAAGCAGCTTGGCAGGCAGACTTTTTTAAAACTGCTATGCACAGAACTGTAGCTTTAGCTCATGGAACTGCAGAAAAAAGAAAAAAGATACTAGCTGAAAAAACTGATGTAGTAATAATTAATTACGATGGTATTGAAATAGTTGAAAAAGAAATAGCTGAAGGTGGGTTTGATTTAATAGTAGTGGATGAAGCTAACTATATTAAAACTGTAACAACTAGAAGATGGAAAGCTTTAAAAAGAATTGTAAATGATGACACGTGGATATGGCTATTGACAGGAACCCCTGCAGCACAATCTCCTGCAGACGCGTATGGTTTAGCTAAACTTGTCAACCCTAAAACAGTACCAAAATATTTCGGTACATTTAAAGATATGGTAATGCAAAAAGTAAGTCAATTTACCTGGATACCTAGAAAGAATGCACAAGATATAGTTTTTAAAACACTACAACCTGCTGTTAGATACACTAAAGAAGAATGTTTAGACTTGCCTGATGTTACACACCAAACAAGAGATGTTCCATTGACACCTCAACAAGATAAGTATTACAAAAAACTTAAAAAAGAAATGTTTATAGAAGCTGCAGGAGAAGAAATAACTGTAGTTAACGCAGCAGCAATGTTGACTAAATTACTACAGGTCAGTGCAGGATCAATTTACACAGACAAAAAAGAAGTTATAGAGTTTGATGTTAAGAATAGAATGACTGCGTTAAAAGATATTATCACAGAAGCAAGCCACAAAGTTATTGTGTTTGCGCCTTTTAGAAACAGTATTGAATTAATACTAACGGAGTTAACAAAGTCAAAAATATCCTGCGATTGTATTCATGGTGGTATCACAATGAACAAACGATCTCAAATATTTAAATCATTTCAAGAATCAAAAGATCCACAAGTATTAGTTATACAACCACAATCAGCTTCACATGGTGTAACACTTCACGCAGCTAACGTTGTTGTGTTTTGGTCACCCGTGGTATCTGTAGAAACATACATACAATGTTGTGCACGTATGGATAGAGCAGGGCAGAGAAACCCTATGACTGTAGTCCATCTTCAAGGTAGTCCTGTGGAATCAAAGATATACAAGATGCTACAAGGTAAAATAGATGACCATGTTAAGCTAGTAGACTTATATAAAGAGGAACTAGGAATTGCACAATAGTCTTGACATTGTCTGAAACCTATAATATACTTACAATCCAACTAATGAGAGGAGCAATGTATGGAACTAGATGATAATCAGCTTGAAAAGCTTATGCAAGCTGATATTAATATGCGAGAATCAATAGCAACACTTGAATCTCAGATAAGCGAAATAAAAACTAAACGTGCACAAATACAAGAAGCTTTGAATGAAGCATGCAGGACTTTGAATGTTTCAAGTATTAAAACTAGTGCAGGTACACTAACTAGAAAATTAAAAACTAGATATTGGACAAGTGATTGGCCTGAAATGTATAAGTTTGTAAAAGAACATGATGCTTTTGAGTTGTTTGAAAAACGAATACAGCAGACTAACATAAAACAATTCATAGCAGATAACCCTGATGTGGCCCCTCCAGGACTACAATCAACATCTGAATATGCAGTATCAATACTTAAAAACCGTAAAAAAGAGGAGAAATCATGAACACAGAAGTAGATATATTTTCACAAGGTGGAGCAGTTGCAACTACAGGCAGTAGAGATGACGGCTTTACTAGTAACATAACAGGCAGTTCAATTACATCAAAACGTATATCAATACGTAATAATGTGTTTAGACTAATGGTCAATGGTAAAGAGATTGACAAAAGTGATGAGCGTCATATAGACGTAGTCATAGTTAATGCTTCACCATCAGTACATAGAATGTATTTTGCAGGTGAATACAAACCAGGAATGAAGTTATCTCCTCCTGCGTGTTGGACATCAGATAGTGTTAAACCTGATGCTGAAGTTGAAGCACCTCAAAACGCTACTTGTGCTGAATGCCCACAGAACATTAAAGGATCAGGACCTAATGGAACTAAAGCATGTAGATTTAGCAGACGTATAGCTGTAGTCAGAGCAGATGATTTAAATGGCGATGTGTTTCAAGTGACATTACCATCACAATCTATATTTGGTAACGGCACTGCTGAACGTAGACCACTGCATGAATACACTGATTATGTAAGAGCTAACAGTCAAAACCTTATGTCTGTTGTATCAAGAATGTCTTTTGATATGGACTCATCAAGTACTAAAGTAGGATTCAAACCTATTAGAATACTTAATGACGAAGAGTATGATTTATGCTCTGAAAAAAGTAAAAGTGATGATGCAAAAAGAGCTATTACTTTGTCAGTAAATATAAACAAAGATGAGAGTGGTCAAACACCTCCCCCTGCACCTACAGCTGAACCTGCACCAAAACCTAGGCCTGTAGATGCTTTCTCTGAAACTAAACCTGCAGAAGAAGACAACATACCTGAACCAACAAAAAGAGCAGAACCAAAGGCAGAACCTAAAGCAAAAGCACCTGACCCTAAACCTGCTACAGGCGATGTAAGTCTTGATGATCTTGTAGACGATTGGACATAGGAGGTATCATGAGAGGATATTCACAAATTGTAATAGAAGCTAATCAAGCTGCTGAAAAAACACTGGGTGTTGAATTAGGTGCTGTATGTATCAAGCTAAAACATCCAGTGCAAAAGGTTTCAGAAAGTCTTAACATATCAAGACAAACAGTATATGATTGGTTTTCAGGTAAAGCAAACCCAACTAGACTTAAAAAAGATGAAGTCGAAAAATTAATAAGAGAGCTATCTAAAAATATAAAGGTTTAAAATGCAAACGAAAGAGTTTTTAGACCTTGTATGGTCTGATCAAGGGTACTACTGCGTAGTAAGCAAAGATCAACAAGACAATGTAACACCTATATTTTTAAACACTGTTGATGATGCAATAGCTAAAGTTAATGTTTTACTAAAGAACAAGTTAGATGTGTACTATACATGTTCGACTTGGATAGAGAACACAGACAGAAAAGCTAAAAATGCAAGAGAGCAAAAGATATTTTGGCTTGACATTGATTGTGGTTTTGATGCTAAAAAACGTAGATATAAAGACTACAAAACTAAAGAAGATGCTATGGTTGCGTTGAGAAAGTTTACAGACGCAACTAAACTCCCTGCACCAATGGTAGTAGATTCAGGTAATGGGTTGCATTGCTACTGGCCTTTTGTTGATCCTGTTGCACCTGCTGTGTGGAAGCCTATAGCACAGGGACTTAAGTTTCTGTGTGTTAAACATGGTTTTAAATCAGACTCTGTTTGTACTTCAGACATATCAAGAATACTTAGAGTGCCTGGAACTAAAAACTTTAAGGATGTAAAAAACCCAAAAAGCGTGACCGTACTACAGTCTTGTAGTCCGTTTCTATTTGATGATCTAGCAGCAGTCATCCCTGCTGAAATAATAACCCATGCTAACAAACCAAAGAGACCTATGGACGAAGCTACCAAAGCAATACTGGGTAACCACTCTTCTAGGTTTAGAAAGATAATGGAACGTTGTAAAGTAAACGATGGTTGCAATCAACTTGAACACATAGCTATAAAACAAAATGAAATAGAAGAACCACTATGGAGAGCAGGTTTGTCCATTGCCGTACACTGTGAAGATAGAGATATAGCTATACACAAAATATCTAGAGGTCATGTTGACTACGATTATGAACTAACAGAGAAGAAAGCCGATAGCATACCAGGCCCACACTCATGTAAACAGTTTGAAATGCAAAGGCCTGAAGGGTGTAAAAACTGCACACATAAAGGCAAGATAACAACACCTATTCAGCTTGGTAGAGTTGTTGCAAAAGCAAGGGGTGCTGATAATGTAATAGAAGCACACAGCGAAGCACTTGATCAAAAAGTTACTTTTAAAATACCTGACTACCCATACCCATACTTCAGAGGTAAAAACGGAGGCATATATAGAACTATGCCTGATGATGACGATGACGGTGTTAAGATTTATGACTATGATTTTTATTTAGTAGAAAGACTACACGACCCTACACTAGGCGAGTGCTCATGGTTTAAACTACATTTACCAAAAGATGGAGTTAGAGAGTTTATAGCTAGAACTTCTGACCTGCTTACTAGAGACAGAGCAAGACAAATTCTAGTTGATTATGGAGTTATAGTGCATGGTAAGCAGATGGAGTTAATGATTGATTACATAGTTAACTCGGTTCAAACCCAACAACGTACAAACGAAGCGTCACTAATGTATAAACAGTATGGTTGGAATCCAGGCTCTATAGAAACCAAGAACAAAATACTTATAGGCAACAGAGAGATAAGTGCGTTTGGTGTTAAGTATGTACCTGTAGCTGATGAACTTAACGAGATAAACCCTACACTGCAAAAGAAAGGGGACTATGAAGAATGGAAAAAAGGTGTGTCTATTTATGAAAGACCAGGTATGGAGCTACGTGCTTTTGGTTTCTTTTGTGCTTTTGGTTCTTTACTTATGCCTTTCTTTGAGCATAGAGAAAAATCAGCCATAATAAATTTATATAACCCTGAAACAGGACAAGGTAAAACTTCTATACTGCAAGCTATGACTAGCGTGTATGGTAATCCTGATCTTAATTCAAAACTTGTGCAGGTGTGGGGCGATACAGAAAACTCTATTATTCATCGTATGGGTTACATGAACAACTTACCTGCTGCAGTAGATGAGATGACAGATATATCACCTCGAGAACTACATAAGTTTCTAAAGTTTATATCAACAGGTCGAGGACGTAATAGGTTAGGTAACGGAGTTAACAAAGAAAGAGCAAACGATACCGTGTTTAACTTAATATGTGTAGTATCTAGTAACACAGATTTTAGACAAGTTATGTTTTCTGATAGAGCAAAAGCTAGTGGTGAGATGGCTAGGTTTATTCAGTTACCTATAGAGTTAGATGAGACTATAACTAAGTCTGAAGCTGATGAATACTTTAGTAAGTTTTTTGACAACTATGGACACGCAGGTGAAGTCTATGCACAATACTTGATAGCAAATTTAGATCAAGTGAAAAAACAATTGAAAATAACTCAACAAAAGATAGATAAAGAACTTAACATTAAAGGACAAGATAGAAAGTTTTCAGCTACGTTAGCTGCAGTATTTTTAGGTGCAGTCATTGCTAAGAAACTAGGTATACACAATATAAATATTGATCCTGTATATAAAGCTATAGCTAAAGAACTAAGTATATCTAAAGCATCGCTACAAGAAGCAGACTTTGATGCTGTCCAAACGTTAGGTGACTTTATTAACACAGCTAAAAACAGCACCTTGGTTATAAACAGTAAGGTTGATTCAAGAGGAGGTCTAGCAGAAGCACCGATGTTAAGACCTAATCATGATTTAAAAGTACGTGTAGAGCCTGACACCAACACTATCTATATACCTGCATCTATAATGAGAGAGTATGTAAATAGTAAAAAGATTGACTATAGTGACTTTATTAAAGGTTTAAAGTCAAACGGAGTGCTTAAAGAATCATCGAAACTTAAAGTGTTACATAAGGGTCTAGAGATTAGTGGACCTTCAGTTAGATGTATATGGGTTGACAATTCATCATTTGATGAAATTAAAACAGATAATTTAGACTTGGATATACCGAAAAATGTTAACTAACGGAACAGACTATCAAATAGACTGGCCTTCTTTTACACCAGGAACATCTATATTCTTACCTGCAGTAGATACTAAAGCAGCTTTAGCAGCTATAGATAAGGAAAGCAAAAGACTTGAGTTTGAGTATGTGCATAAAATAGTTATAGAAGATGGCATACAAGGCATTAGAGTCTGGCGACTATAAATTTATTTAGTATTAAAGAGAGGTAAGTTTGCCTGCACTCTAATTTTAGGTACGCTTTTTAATACTTTATTTAAATTAACATCTATTTCTCTTAGCTTTTTAGCTTTAGCTTGAGCGCTTAGTTTTTCGTCGTTGATTATTGCTTTTCTTTTATCTCTTTGTGTTTTAATTCTTTTGTTTAAAGTGTTTATTTGTCTTCTTTTAGATATTATATATTTATTATCTTCTTTATATTCTTTTAACCTTTCACCTGTATAGTTACCTAAAGAGTTAGTTACTCTATCAGACATTTCTTTTAAGTCATAAAATTGATTTAGCGCTGCTCTACCATTGGGGCTATACATAACAGCACTGATGCCAGGCAATTTATCTATTGGCGTACTTGGTAGTGGGTTATTTACAAATTGATTTATTACCCCATCAATTATACCTAGCCCTGCTGAACCAAGAGTTCCAAAAGTGCCTCTTAATAAATGATCAACTTTTAATGGTGAGAAACCTAATTCACCAAAACCCCTTGCAACATATGAAGTACCTGCATTAACTTGTAAATCAGTTTCTTTTCTTTCTTGGAATGGGCTTACAATAGGACTACCTGTAAACAAGTTGTAATTCATTGCTACTTCAATAGGAGCTTTTATTGCTTGAGGAAATAGAGCCGGAAAGAGAAGCCCTCCAGCTAAGCTTTCAGAAACTGCTTGTCTTACTCTTCTACCATCTATTTCTTGATCTGTGCCTTCTTTAGTAATAAGGTTATACAAACCTTCAGGTAATAATTTATACAAAAACGCTAACTCACCACGAAGTGGCAGCTTCATACCCGTGCCTGGTATTATATAAGACCTAAGTTTTTCATTATCAGGCAATTGTTCATACTCATCATCGCCTCCAACTATAGCTGCATAGATAGCATTGAGTACCATAATTTTTGCTGAAGTTATAGCAAATAATTTTAATGCATTTTTCTTATCTGTAGCTGTTAAAAACTTACCTCTCATTACATTTGTAAGAATATCCATACCTTGTAAGTACGCATTTAAAAATGGTATGGTGTGAGTAAGCAATCTTAAACCTGCACTGTTACCTCGTTTGTTCCA